ACAAGCGAGGCAAGAGCGACAGCAATACGCGCAACTGTTACCAGCGTTGCAGCAGCAATTGCAGCAGCTATCCGAGCCGCAGGTCGATATGGACAAACTGTACGACGCAGACCCAATCGAGTGGATGAGGCAAAAGGAGGCGCTACGGGAGAGGCAGGAGAAGATGCAGGCCATACAGGTCGAGCAGCAACGACTGCAGCAAATCCAAGCGCAAGAGCAGCAGCAAGTGATGCAGCAGCAGCTGATGTCTCAGCGAGACCAGCTCATTGAGAAGTTGCCCGAGCTGCGTGACCCCAAGCGGGCGCAGGCGGCAAAGGCATCTTGGATTGAGGCAGGTAAATCGGTGGGGCTGACAGAGCAGGAACTGAACAATATCGGTGACCACCGCGTGTTTCTGGCCCTACACCGTCTGGCTGAGTACAACCAGATGATGGGCAAGAGGCAGCAAATCAAGCCGGTAACCAAGTCTAAGGCCGTAAAGCCGGGGGCAGCCACTAAGGGCAAGGTTCAGTCGAGCGAGGTAAAGCGGTCGCAGCAGCGTCTACAACGGTCTGGCAACGTCAAGGACGCGGCCAGTTTGATTGAGAAGTTTCTTTGACTTTGGAGTTTTATCATGGCTATCGCTAGCAATACTTTTTTGACCTACGACGCAAAGGGCATCCGCGAGGACTTGTCCAATGTGATTTACAACATCTCCCCCGAGGAGACGCCTTTTGTCAGCAACATTGGCAAGGGCACGCTGGCAAACACCACGTTTGACTGGCAGACTGACGCTTTGGCTGCAGCCGCAGCGAACGCGCAGCTCGAGGGTGACGAGACCAGCTACTCGGCTGTGACCGCCACGGTTCGCCTGCAGAACTATGCTCAGATTAGCCGCAAGTCGGTCATCATCTCTGGCACTGAAGAAAAGGTAAACAAGGCCGGTCGTCGCTCGGAATTGGCGTACCAAATCGCCAAGAAGGGCGCCGAGCTGAAGCGTGACATCGAGTTTTCGTGCCTGAACAACCAAGCCGCAGTGGCTGGTGACAGCACGACCGCTCGCACGACCGCCTCGGTGCAGGCTTTCTTGAAGACCAACAGCAACAAGGCTGGTGACGGCACCGACCCGGTGTACACCACCATCCCGACCGACCCGCGTAACGACGGCACCCAGCGTGCTTTCAGCGAGACCATCCTCAAGGATGTTATCCAGCAGGTTTGGACTGAGGGCGGTACGCCCAAGATGTTGATGGTTGGCTCTTTCAACAAGCAAGCCGTGTCGGCCTTTACCGGCATCGCTGGCCAGCGTTTCAACGTGGACGGCGCCAAGCCCAGCACCATCGTTGCCGCTGCTGACATCTACGTCAGCGATTTCGGCAACGTAAGCGTTGTGGCTAACCGCTTCCTGCGTGCCCGTGACGCCTTGGTGCTTGACCCTGAGTACGCATCGATTGACTACCTGCGTCCGATGCAGACCATGGACATGGCCAAGACCGGCGACGCTGACAAGCGCCTGATGCTGACTGAGTGGGGCTTGCGCATCCACACCGAGAAAGCTCACGGCATTGCCGCTGACCTGACCACCTCCTAAAGGGTGAGGGGGCTGGGCTAATAACCCGGCCCCCGTCTACATGGACAAACGACTCATTTCCGAGAACGCCGAGGCTGGTATTCGCCAGTATTGGCACGAGCACGACAACGGCGACGTAACGATTCAGACGACTCAAATCGTTGACGACGTTATCGAGGCCAACCGTGGCACGTTCAATCAGGTTGATGAGCGCGCTGGGTGGAAGGGCGATATGCACCGCGTGGCGTCTATCCCAATGGCCGTGTATTACGACCTCAAGGCCAAGGGCATCATTGACGACCCGGTGGCCATGAAGAAGTGGCTCAACGACCCGGACAATCGTTTCTTTCGCACCCGCCCCGGAGTGGTGTAAATGGCGATTTCAAACTACAGCGAGTTAAAGTCAGCGCTTGGTGACTGGCTCAACCGCAGCGACCTGACGTCGGTCATACCGACGTTTATCTCGCTTGCAGAGGCACAGATGGAGCGCGTGCTGCGCACCCGTCAGATGATTGTGCGGGCCAACGCTACGATTGACACCAAGTACGGCGCCGTACCCGGCGACTTTCTTGAGGTCAAGTCGTTCAAGCTGACCAGCACCTCGCCACCTCAACCGCTGCAGTTTGCAACCATGGACGAGATGGACAACAAGGACGCGCAGAACACGTCCACCGGCAAGCCGCTGTACTTCAGCGTGGTTGGCAACCAGTTTCGGGTACACCCGTCGCCTGATTCCAACTACACCGCCGAGTTGACTTACTACGCGAAGCTGTCCAAGCTGTCGGACAGCAACACGACCAACTGGTTGCTGACCAACTCCCCTGATGTTTACCTGTACGGCGCATTGATTCAAGCCGCGCCGTACTTGCAAGATGATGCCCGCATCAATGTGTGGTCGGGCTTGTATGCCGCCGGGGTAGAGGCGGTACAGGTGTCTGACGACCGGGCGGCAACGTCCGGCGGGACTTTGAAAGTAAGGGCAAAACCTTTTGGAGGGTAATTAAATGTCATCATTTTCTGACTACGCAGAGGATTTAGTCCTCACTTGGCTATTCACCACCGACACCGCCACCCGTCCTACGGCTTGGTACGTTGGCCTGTTCACGGCTGCGCCGTCGGACACGGGCGGCGGCACCGAGGTAAGTGGTAGCGGTTATGTGCGCAAGGCAACTGGCACGATTAGTGTCAGTGGCACGGCGACTACCGCGAGCAACTCGGCTGCAATTGAGTTTGCTGCGGCCAGCGGGGGCAACTGGGGCACCATCACGCACGCTGCTATCTTTGATGCGTCTACCGCTGGGAATATGCTGGCTTGGGCGCCGCTGACCACCAGTCGTACCATCAACGATGGCGATGTGTTCCGAATTCCAGCCTCAAGCCTGACCATCACCCTGACCTAAGATGGCCGCATACGGTTCCGGCTACTATGGGAGCGGGAACTACTCCTATGGCATCACCCTAGGAGGGTTTGACGTTACCGGCGCCAGCAGCTTAACGGTTGCTGGTGCTGTTTACGTCGATGCATCTTTAGCCATAGACAGCAGTACGTCTGTTGGTGTTAATGGCATTGTCATCAAGCCGGGCGAGGTCAGCGTTGCATCGCAGTCTACTGTCGCCGTCAATGGCGTAAGGTATGCCGTTGGTGCGTTTAGTGTGTCGAGCGCCTCAAGTGTTTCCATTGATGGTGAGATATTTGTTGATAGCTCTTTTGCTGTATCTTCAGCAACTAGCGTATCAATAGCTGGGCTGCGTTACGCTGTAGGTGCGTTTAGCGTATTAAGTGGCACAAGCGTCGCTGTCAGTGGGGTATCAGTCAAGCTAGGCGCTTTTGATGTTGCGTCTGGCACTTCTGTAAGTGCGTCTGGCACCAGATTGGCTATTGGCGCTGCAAGCATATCCAGCGCCTCAACGCTGTCTGTAGGTGGTTATGTAGTAGTTGACGCGTCTGTTGCGGTCACCCCTGCCGCCGCTGTATCAATTAGTGGCTTGAGGTACACCATAGGTGCTGCAGCGATTTCGTCTAATACTTCTGTCGCCGCCGCTGGTCAGGTTGTTCAAGATGTAGCGTTGGTCATTGCGTCTACATCTAGCTCCAGTATTTCGGCTCAGGTCGTCTCAATCGGAGCTGCGGATATATCAAGCGCATCTTCTGTAGCTTGCGGCGGCCTGCGTTATGCAATTGGGGCGTTTGATGTATCAAGCGCAACAGCAGTATCTGTAGACGGCCTGCGTTATGCAATTGGCGCGTTTGATGTCAGTGGCTCGACCTCGATGTCGGTCGCTGGGATTAAGCTAGCGCTTGTGCCAATGACAGTGGCATCAGACATGACCATGCTGATAGACGCTACGGCTGTCAGGATTTCTCAGTTGACATTAACGTCAACATCGACGGCAAGCGTGGTTCCTAGCGCAATCATGCAGTTTAGTTTTTTTGTGCTAGCAGGCTCTACCATGGGTCTGGATGGGCGTCTAAAATGGGAACAGGAATCGGACACCGCAGAGACTTGGAGCGAGATTGCCGACACGCCTGAGACATGGTCTCCGATTGCAGATAATTCAGAAACTTGGGAAATAGCCGCGTGAGGTAACAAATGGCAGATACCACAACCACCAATTTATCTTTGACCAAACCAGAGGTTGGAGCTTCCCAAGACACGTGGGGCACCAAGCTCAACGCAGACTTGGACACGTTAGACGCGTTATTTTCAGCGACTGGAACTGCTGTCGCCATGAATCTAAACGGCGTTGTAATCAACACTGGTACAAACGACGCAACCATCAACGGCATAACGTTTGGTGTAGGTGCGGGTAATTCGCAATTAAACGTTGCTGCTGGTTATAACACCTTGTCCAGCAACACCACTGGGATTGGAAACGTTGCCGCTGGTTATAACGTTTTGTCCAGCAATACTACTGGTAATGCCCATGTAGCCATTGGCTATGAATCAATGCTTAATAGTACGGGAGGTGTTTTTAACGTAGGCGTTGGCCCTTACACGCTGCAAGATGTTAGCAGTGGTAGTTACAACATAGGAGTCGGGGCTTACGCACTAACTAACCTTACAACTGGCAACTCTAACATAGCCCTTGGTTATAACACTTTGGATGCTAATACTAGCGGTTCAAGTAACATTGGTATTGGCTCTAACGCTTTGGGTACTAACACGACTGGTTATAGCAACGTAGCCATTGGCAATGGCCCTTTATTGCTTAACACAACTGGCTATAGCAACGTAGCTATTGGTGTTAATGCGTTGCGTGCCAACACAACGGCTCACAACAATATTGCCATTGGTGGAGATGCTTTATACTCTGCTACTACCCCACTGCATAATATAGCCATAGGTTATGCATCTCAGCGAACTACTACCACTGGTGGCTACAATGTGTCTTATGGCTATAGGAGTCTGTATTCCAACACGACTGGTACTTACAATATAGGATTAGGCCCTGACGCATTGCGGGTTAATCAAACCGGCAACTATAACGTTGGCATTGGCTACCGTGCAGGAGAATACACATATAGTGGCAGTTCCAATACAGTAATTGGCGCACAACACACAACAAGTGGCACTTATTCTCCTGCGTATGATGTTTTTGATGAAAGCAATATAGTATCCATCGCACACACTGGTGTGACTGATGCATATATCAATGTTTCGTGGACTACCGTTTCGGATGCAAGAGACAAAATAAACTTTGCGCCTGTACCTCACGGCTTGTCATTTGTTACTCAATTAGAACCAGTATCTTTTCAATTCCGGGTTAGCCGCGATAGTGAAGAAACAAACGGCGGTGTTCGATACGGCTTTAAGGCACAAGATATTTTGGCGCTTGAAGGCGACAACCCTGTAATCATTGACAACAAGCACGAAGACAAACTGCGCTATAAAGGCGAGGCTTTAGTCCCTGTGCTTGTCAACGCAATCAAAGAACTCAAAGCTGAACTTGACACGGTGAAAGCTGAATTAGCCGCAATGAGAGGTGCTTAAAATGCTAAATAAAATTGAAGAAATCACTGCAGAAGACATTGCACAACATTATTCTGCCGCTATGGATTCGGTTAATCTAATTAACGCTGGCAAGCCCGAAAACATGGATGATGCTGAATGGGTTGTTTGTTTGCAGAGCAACAAAGACCACCTTGCCATTATGTTGGCTAAAGATTTTTGGACTGATGAAGACTTGACGCCATTGCAAGCGGCGGTGGGTTAACGGAAAGCTACCGCCCAATCTTGGTGGCACACTAAAGAAGAATCAAAATGGAAAACAAAAAAACACCCATTACGATTAACGATAAAGACTATCAATTTGAGGACATGACGCAGGAGCAGCAGGTGCTGGTCAATCATGTCGCTGACCTAGACCGCAAGTTGAGTTCTGCGCGTTTTAACGTAGACCAACTGCAAGTGGGGCGCAATGCGTTTATGTCTATGTTGGAACAATCTCTACAGAAAAAACCTGATGAGGATTGAGCATGGCTGCTGGAGATACAGATAATCGGCTTACCAGCCACGAGCAAATCTGCGCCGAGCGTTATCTGCGGCTTGAGGGCCGCATGGCCACGGTTGAGACCCGTCTCGATGGCGTTGATGCACGGCTTAAAAAGATTGAGTCTGTCATCATTAAGTCGGTTGGCGCCCTGCTGGTAGGCATGGGCGGGCTGATTGCCACCATCATCATGCGAGTGGGGTAATGATTGACCCGGTCAGCCTGTTTATGGCGGCGACCACCGCGTTCAATACCGTCAAGAATCTAATTCAGGCGGGCAGGGAGGTTGAGGACGTCCTAGGACAGATTGGCACTTGGATGGGCAAGGTCAGCGAACTCAACGCGCTGGACAACAAGAAGCCGAGCATCTTCAAGCGCATTGGCGGCGGCAAGTCAATCGAGCAGGAGGCCATGGAGCAGCTGCAGCGCCGCGAGGCCGTGCGCAAGCAGCACCTAGAGATGATGTCCATGGTCAAGCTGCGCTACGGCCCGCAAGCGTTTGACGAGCTGATGCAAATGCAGCGCCAAATCAAACTCAAGCGCGAGCGTGAAATCATCCACCAGCAGCACCGCAGGCAGGAGCTGGCCATGTACGTCATAGCCGCCATTTTGGTTGCGGCAGGCGTTTGGGCCATCTGGGGGATTGTGGTTACGGCCATTGACTGGAAACAGAACGGGGTGAACTGATGACACCAAAAGACCTCGACGCATGGCGTATATGGCCGCGTGCCCTAATTACGTCATACATGGTGGTCTTTTACCAGACCTGTGTCTGGTTTATGAGCCTGCCCGACCCCAACAACGCGCAGGCCGGGTTCGTGTCTGTTATCGTTGGCGCAGGCGCCGCTTGGTTTGGCCTGTACGTCAACAGCGGCCCAAAGATGCAGGGAGGGCAAGATGCTTGAGGCACTCATTGGCCCGGTGACCGGGCTGCTTGATAAGTTTGTTGAGGACAAAGACCAGAAGGCGAGGCTGGCCCATGAAATCGCAACCATGGCAGAGAAGCAGGCGCACCAGCTGGCGCTGGCCCAGATTGAGGTCAACAAGGCAGAGGCCGCAAGCGGGTCGATATTTAAGGGTGGCTGGAGGCCGTTTATCGGCTGGACTTGTGGAGTCGCTTTTGCTTATCACTTTG